GATGATGAGGATGTAGCATACTATGAATTGTCTTATGAAGACTTAGGTTATGCCATTGATTCATTAAAGAATGGTTTAGATAATATACTGGAGAAATAACAAGAGAGAGAATTATGATAAGAAGAAAACAAGTCAGTAAAGAAATTGTAATAGACCTAACAGGGCCTGATGGTAATGCATTTTATCTATTGGCACAAGTGAGAAGTCTTGGTAAACAGATATCATTGTCTGAGAAAGAGATGAATAAGATTGAACTAGAGATGAAGTCCAGTGACTACGAACACTTAGTCAAAACCTTTGACCATCACTTTGGGCAATGGGTGGTACTAGAAAGATGATATACATTTTTGCATTACTAGCTTTGACCCTAATGGCAATGACCTTTCCGTTTCTATTGAAATTGGTATGGTATGGTTTGTTACTCTATCTATTGGCATTCTCTGTGATAGTCATAACTTTATTATCATGAGAGGACACTTGACAATGCTTGAAGTGTGTGTTATAATGGGTATAATAATTTACATAATGAGTGAGGTGGTAGTATGGATAACAGCAACAGTATCAGTAACATAGAACAACTGATTGATGAGATGAAAACGGAAACACTGAATGTGGCAGGAGATGAGTTTGGTTTGTTTGATTACAACAATCTCGATAAAGAAACTCGTGAACAAAAGTGGATGATACTTTCTTACATCATTGATATGGGTAAGATACTGCCAGAAGATGTGGGTATTATGTTTGAGAGGAATCCTTTCTTCTACGATTGGTATAAGAGAACTGTTATTTCAGAAGAACCTGTGGGTGAAACATACCACTAAAAATCGGCGTCTTATAAGTAGAGAGAATTATCGGAGAGAACTATGAAATATTTATTGATGGGGATGGTTGGACTTTGGTCGTACTACGTATTAGGGCCAAGTTTATCGTATGGGATGATGATGGCGATTAAACTATTTACGATATACTGTTTTTATGTATACGTAATGAACTACTTTTGTGGTAGGAACGAATCATGAATGAAAAAGAAATAGTGATAGAAAACTTATTTGAGAAATTAGCGGATATGATATTAACAATACTTCATAATGAAATATTGAGGGATATCATAGATAAAGTATAGGAGTGATAATTATGGTAAATGCAATACTATTGATAACAGTAATAGTCTTTTGGCTCGGAGCAGTTTATTTGTATTTTCTTTTTGATAGATTACTAGATGATGTAAGAACTATCAACGAAGATGTACAAGAGTTGAAAGCATTATGCAAACTGAAGTTGGAACAACCCAATCAGGGAAGTCCAGTAGAAGTACCAGATGATGAATTTTTAGGAATCTAATATGTCGTTAAAAGACTTGAGTAACAACCTTCAGACTGAGGGTGAGTTTCACACATTCACAAAACAAGAAAGAGTGATACGTAGACCTCTAGGTATTTCTGTATCCAAACGATTAGAGTTGCACACACTCATCAGTAAACACAAACACGAGGAAGCTCGTAAGACTAATGTTAAGGCATGGATGACCAATTGGTATTTGCACAAAGACAATCCTATGGTCAATGATATATGTTTAAAGGCAATTGATATTGTTAAGAGTGTTACCATGCAAGACCAGAAAGGAAAATTCGAAAAGTTTTTTACATTCGATTGTTGGGGTGCGATATACGAAGAACACCAATACACTAAACCCCATACACATGGGCCTGCCTTATGGTCATGGGTATATTATATACAAGTGCCTAAGAATTCGCCACCCTTATATTTCCCACAGGCAAAACTAAATGTCTTTCCAAAGTCGGATGAGTTAGTTATGTTTCCTGGCCAAGTTATACACGAAGTACCAAAGGCATCAAAGATGGATGCCGAACGAGTAGTACTTGCTGGAAATATTTATCTAGATTATCGTAACAGTTAGTATAAATACTAATGCATCAAGCATGCTTAACAAGCTTATCTAATATATTATATGGAGAGATTGTTATGTCGTATTACCTTTTAGCAAAAATAATGTCAACACACCCAAACAGAAAAATCAATGGTCAATACAGAAGACTATACTATCGTGGACATATGCCTCACAAAGTTTAAAGTTACTGTATAAATACTTTCATGAATGAAAATTATTTTATGGGCCTTGATGGCTTCGTATGGTTTACTGGTGTTGTAGAAAATCGTAATGACCCTGCCAAACTTGGTAGAGTACAAGTCCGTTGTCTAGGTTTCCACACAGAAGATTTAAATGATATTCCTACGGAAGATTTGCCGTGGGCTCATGTCATGATGCCTGTTACTGACCCATCTATGCAAGGACTCGGAAACTCACCTAGTTTTTTAACTGAAGGAAGTTGGGTAATAGGATTCTTTAGAGATGCAGTAGAGAAACAACAACCAGTTATTATGGGTTCGTTGCCTGGCGTTCCACAATCGGAAGCAGATATCACAAAAGGTTTTAATGACCCTGGCGGTGATTATCCATCCGAAGAAATTATGCATTCAGGACATGGTTTAAATGAATCAGATGTATCAAGACTTGCAAGAGGTGTAGATGCAGAAACTCATAAGTCAGTTATCAATCGTAGAGATACTCTATGGAAAGGAATACCTACTGCGACCAAACCAAATGTATCAACAGTATCAACCACAAGTAAAACAGAAACTGCTGGAAGTTTTGATGAGCCTACACCAAGAGGATATAAGGCGGGCAACCCTGATTTAGTTTTTGGTGGAAAACAAATTGGTAACCCAACAGGAATCTATCCTTTCAATCATGTACACGAATCTGAATCTGGACACATCAAAGAAGTAGATGATACACCAGATGGTGAAAGATTATACACACAACATGCCGCTGGAACTTACGAAGAAATAATTGCCGATGGCACAAAGACAGTTAAGGTTGTCGGTGATAACTATGAACTGATTGCCGGCAAATCTAATATCTATGTGAGAGGAGATATTAATTTAACTTGTAGTGGAACTAAGAGAGAAAAAATTGATGGAGATTATATATTAGAAGTCGGTGGTGACTTCACAAGAAAGATACACAAGTCAGAACAAGTTAAGATTGGTGCTGGAGAATCTGGTGGAAACTTAGAGGAAGAAATAATTGGTAATCATGGATTCAATATTTCTAATTCAGTATCTGGTTCAATAGGTTCTACAGAATCAGGAACAGCAAAAGATTGCGATATCACAATTGGTGGAAAAGAAACTAGAACGATTGGTGGTACTTATGATATAACCACAGCTGATAGTTATACTCTAACATCATCAAAAGATATAGGTTTAATATCATTCAATAACATAACTGCATTTAGTGTTGCTAGTACTTCTATATCTGCTGGAACAACCATGACTGTTAAGGCAGCAACAACTTTAGATATTAAATCTGAAGCTGTCGGAACATTATTATTTACAGGTGACGGAAGTACAGTTACTGCAAACAATGGTGGTGGTACAGCAATCGAACTTACAGCTCATAAGCATACTGACACAGCAGGTCTGGCCGCAGGAATTACAACTGCACCAGTAGAATAGGAGAAATAATATGGCAGATTTTACAAGAGCAGATATTGAAGGAGCAAATGAGTTATTAAATAAAACTCTTACGGATGCTCTTGCATTAAAAGATTCACTTCTAGCTCAACATGGTGGAGATGCCACAGCTATTTTAAATGCAGTAAAAGATAAAGTTTCAGATTTAAAATCATCATTATCAAGCATGATACCTGAGCTACCTACTATTCCAAATGCAAATATGCAATCTGAATTTGCAACATTAGTTAATCTAGATTTAACAACACCTGCTGGGTTAGAACAATATAAATCACAGGTTTTAGGAATCACTAATAAATTTGGTACAGCAATGGCAGACAAAGGATTGGATATTGGTTCTCTTGCTACACAAATACAATCAGGTATAGGAGATGTTGGTGACCTACTTCCAAATCTACAAATACCAGATGGGTTAAGTATTCCTATTGAGTTACCTTCAAATATAAAGATACCATCTGTAGAAGCTATAAAAGAAAAAATAACTGTAACCCCTACACTTCAATTAGTAACTAAAGAAATAGAAGTGGTTACAGATGAAGTATCTGGAATGACAAAGGTTACAACAACTTCTACAGAATCTACATCAACAACAACCACACCTAAAACTGTTACTAGTACATCAACTAAAAAATTAATAAAGGTAAGTGAAACTGGTGGGGAAACTAGAATTGATTACAGCAGAAATGCAGATGGGTCATTGTATGATGCTGATGCTGCAAATGAAAGATATTTTCAATCACAACTTGCATTAAGAACTCGTGTCAGAGGTTATTATGTTGTTAATAATAGAAAAACATTTCTTCAAAGGTACACAAATGAAAAGATTGATAGACTTTACAGTCTAGTAAATGGTCAAGACACAGACCAAGTAGACAAAGGTACGGGCAAATTGATAAAAAAATTCTTAAGCCCCGCCTCAACTAGAAGATACTTTTCAAGTTATACATATGATGATGGTGGTAGGACAGATGAAAGTTTCTTAGAAGCTAGAAATATGGGTGATTGGGAATGGAAAGAAGATGATGGTTCAGTTATTTGGTATGATAGAAGATTTAAGAAACACAGATTAACTTAATATGATAGGACAAACTCTTATAAATAATAGTTAAATAACAAGAGATTATATATGTCTGCCTACAAAGATGCCCAAGCACAGAATGATATTAGTAGGAATGCTACACAATATTCTGATTTAGACTTATTCTTTGGTAAGAAACCAGTAGGTTCTGATATCAGTAAAGTAACTGATATACAAGCAGTTAAAAGGTCTTTAAGAAATCTTGTTAATCTGAATACATTTGAGAAACCATTCCATCCAGAAATAGCTGGTGGGATTCGTGAAATGTTATTTGAACCCATGACACCAATAACTGCTGTAGTTTTAACTAGAAAGGTAGAAGATGTTATTAACAACTTTGAACCAAGAGTAAGATTAGTATCAGTTAGAGCACTACCAGATATGGACAGAAACATTTATAATGTATCAATAGAATTTTATGTAGTTAACGCACCCACAGAATTGGTAGACTTATCAGTTATATTAGAGAGATTACGATAATGGCAGTAAATGATAAAAGATTAAGAGTAACTGAATTAGACTTTGATAACATCAAACAAAATTTAAAAACTTTTTTAAAAGCACAAAACGAATTTAAAGACTATGACTTTGAAGGTTCTGGTATGAGTATTCTACTAGACACTCTTGCATACAATACTCACTATCTAGGATTTAATGCTAACATGTTAGCAAACGAAATGTTCTTAGACAGTGCATCACTTCGTTCAAGTGTAGTATCTCACGCAAAGACTTTAGGTTATGAAGTAACTTCTGCAAGGTCACCCTATGCAACAGTTAATGTAAGGTTAACAACCCCATCAAATAATAAAACAATGTCAGCTGGTACAGCATTTACAACAAATGTTGGTGGAACAGATTATCAATTCGTTACCATTGCAGATGTAACAGGAAATAATTCAGGCAGTGCTGTTCAATTTGATAGTGTAAATATTTACGAAGGTACTTATGTTACAACAAAGTATGTAGTAGATACTGCTGATGTTGACCAAAGATTTTTATTGAGAGATGCTAATAGTGATACATCAACTTTAACTGTTAAGGTACAAACATCAAGTTCTAATACAAGTACAACTACTTACACTAAAGCAACAGACATAACACAATTG